GCTGCATACGATTTACCAGTACGACGAGCTGCGATATGAACGCAAAAACGTGATTGATCTAAGTTCTCAACCATTGCCCATTGTGATTCATTAAACTGAACAGGAGTAGGAAGACGATCTAAAAGACGTTGGATTTTGATTTTAAAGAATTTATTGTTCATTTACCTAAAATAAGGAATTATCATTGAGAGAAGGGAAATTAGTCCAGCTGTTAGACCGCCTACCCATAACAGTGTTTTAAGAGAGGCTCTGCCTTGGGTAGCCATTTCACGAATATCAGCAACAGAAGCTTCCATCTTATCTATACGTTCTTCTAAACGATGAAACATTGTAACTATGTTTTCATACCGCTCTTCACATACCGCTTCATGAGCTGATATGTTAGCTTTATTGCTCTGAGAACGTTCATGCAATCTATCAAGTTCTGTTTGTATTTGGTCAAGCTCACGTGTATCATCCATGGTCGCCCCTTATGTCTTGATGATGTACTGTACCACTTCACTTGGTAGTGTTGTTGCTACTGAAAAACCATTTACTGATAGAGATGGGATCGATAATGCAGGAACAGATAATCCTGGAACAGACAAACCAGGTACTGAGTGTGAGTGGTTATTCACAGTCAGTGATGGTATAGAGTGTGCATGGTTATTCACAGTCAATGAAGGTATAGAATGTGAATGGTTATTAACAGTCAGTGATGGAATAGTTAGTGCTGGAACTGAGTGATTATGGTTGTTAACAGTTAATGACGGTATTGAGTGTGAATGGTTGTTAACAGTCAATGAAGGTATTGAATGTGAGTGGCTTGATCCAGCTAAGTTTCCTACGCCATGACTATGGTTGTTTACAGTTAATGAGGGTATTGAATGAGTGTGGTTTGTCTGAGTTACATTAGTAACAAGAGAAACTTGAGTCACATCTTTTGTGCCAGCAGCTAAAGTTCTATTAACAGTATAGGTAGTTAGTGTTAAATCACCTGAACCATCGGCACCTGTATTTGAAGCTGCAGTAGTTGCAGTAGAGTTTGCGGTAGAACCTGTGATGGTTACGCCACTTCCGCCAGTATTAGAAGCTACAGTAGTAGATTGTGAGTTACCAGTATTTGAAGCTACAGTAGTTGAAGTTGAGTTGCCAGTAGTAGCAGTACCTGTAACGACTGATGGAGCATTAGTTGCATTGTAGCCTACAGTTGTAGAACCAGCATTGCCAGTATTCGAAGCTGCTGTGGTAGATGTTGCATTACCTGTATTAGCAGCAACAGTAGTTGCCTGAGAGTTGCCAGATGTGCCAGTACCAGTCGTACCTGTTCCTGTAGTGCCAGTTCCAGTATTATTTGAAGCAGTTGTCACACCAGTTTTAGTAGCAGAGTTCATTACTGCAGAAGCAGCTGCTGAACCATTAGTTGCACCAAGAGCTGTGTTATTAGTTCCTTTACCGAGCGGAACTTTATCGCGAAGATCAGGAACGTTAAAAGTTGTAGAACCATCACCAGTTCCAAAAGAAGTACCGATAACAGCGAATAGACGAGCATAAGTAGTACGAGAAACAGCAGAATTATCACACAGCAAATAACCAGTTGGAGCAGTAGCAGCACCATAAGCTAAAATAGTGCCAGATGGAATGATTTCAGCACCACCAGCGGTAGAACCGTCGTGGATTCGAATATTGTTTGTATCTGTATCAAGGGATAACTCGCCAACAAGTCCTGTATAAGAATTGTTTTGGGCGGAGGTTCCTCGTCTAAATTGTAGCTGTGTAGCCATCGTTTACTCCTTAAAATGTTCCTAAATCGAATGTGCCTGTAACTGATAAATCACCTGTGACTTGTACTTCTACTCCTTGAGTACTGTCAACTTTAATACGCTCTGTGCCATTAGAAACGATAGAAACAGCTGGATCTACGATAGATACTGCTGAGTCTGAATCTGTAATTGCGTTGGAGCTTAAGCCCTCAAATGTTGTAGCCGAAATGGTACCTACAACTACATTACCGCTACCGCCGCCAACAGTAACTGTAGAGTTTGCTTCAACTTCGAAAATCCCCGTAGCATCAAGCCCAAGGCCGCCCATAAATGGTGTAACTTTTTGTGACATAATTACCTTTCTATCATAATTTTAACCTGTGGTCAAAATATATTTATGAGAGTGCTCCTAAATCCAGTGTTGCCGCCAATTTAGCGGCAGTAATTGAACCATCAGCTACACCAGCATTTTGAATACCAGCAGCAAGCTGTGCCGCATTAGATGAACGAGTAGCTTCAACTGCATAATAAGCAGAAGACTGTCCGTCTAAAAGATCAGCATCTAATCCTGATCCTGCGCCATCAACTGTTTTAACTTTTGTGAGCACATCTGAAGCTGTATATGAAGCTGAGTCAAGCTTTGTAGCAACATTATCTTGTACTACATTAATATTAGCATTAAGTTGTGTATAAGTTACATAATCATTGGCTGCTGAGGCGGTAGTAGCAATCTTTGAATCGATCTGAGTCTGAATTGCAGAAGTAACACCATCAAGATAACCAAGTTCAGTTGAGGTGACAGCTGAGACAGCAACTTTACCTGAACCATCTGATGCAAGAGCGCGAGAAGCTGTTAAATTGTCTGTAATAATCGTAGATACAGCACCAGCAATATTAGCTGTACGGCGAGCCTCAATAGCTGAAATATCAGTTGCATTTTGTGCTACATTGTCCTGTACGATATCAACATTAGCTGAGATTTGTGTATGAGTCGCATAGTCATTCGCATAGGCTGAGAATAGAGTAGCAGAGTCGTTAGCCTGAAGTTCCACGCCATCTGAATAAACTGCTACAGCTTCTAAACCAGATGCTGTAATATTAGCTTTGTAGGCTCCCCCAATGACACCTACAATTTCATTAGTTGGGAAATAGAAACCAGTTGTTGGACGATCTGCGTGATGGACTGCTGTAAATGTTGGATCATGTGTACCCTCAGCTCCAAACGAATTAGCATGAACATCAACATAGGCTATTGGATAGTGAGCCGCATTATCAGCTGGAGCATCTGTAAAGATAAAATCAATATGATCTCCATATGTTGCAAATCCAAAGAATACGTTTGCATCTTGACCACGATTAATAACAATGCCTGAATCAACACCAAGTTGAGCATCAGCAGGAGTATTAGCCGCTAAAAGTAGTGTAGCGTCATCAATCTGTGCTGAAGAGATACCTAAATCTACTTGAGCACCTATAACATAAAGGTTGCCACTCACTGTAAGAGCTTGTTGCATTGTAACGTCGCCAGTAAAGGCTGTTGAACCATCAATGATTGAGGCAATATTAGCTTCAGCAGCTACTACATTATCTTGTACTGCACTAACATTCGCATCAAGACGAGTGTATGTTACATAATCATTAGAAGCTGCTACAAGAGCGTTAGCTGCGATACGTGCTTGTAAATCTGTATCTTCATTTTGTAGTGCTGTAACGTTAGAACTCAGTCTGGATTGTAAAGCTGTGTCTTCGTTTTGGAAAGCTGTTACATTTGAACTTAAACGAGATTGTAAAGCAGTATCTTCATTAGAGAGAGAAGTAACATTTGCGCCTAATCGAGTTTGTAAAGCTACATCTTCAAGAGCTAAGGCTGTAGCATTGGCGTTTGAAGAAGTACCAAAGTTGTCAACAGTTGTAGTAAGAGTTGCTACATTGTCTTGAACTACGTCAAGATTTGCGTTGATTAGTGAGTAGGTCGCAAAGTCATTAGCAAGCGCTAAGAAATACGTAGCAGATACATTTGCTTTTGTATCTAAGTTTGTATTAGCATATGTTCCGAAGTTGTCTACAGTTGTTGTAAGTGACGAAACATTATCATTAGTAACATCTAAATTGGAGTTTACACGAGACTCAGCAGCTTCAATTGCTGCATTCGTACCTGTAAACGCATCAATTCGTATAGTAACATTATCTGCTCGACGAGACTCAAGATCTGATACATCTTGAGATACTTGAGCTACATTATCTTGAATTAAATTGAGGTTAGCTGCAACGTTAGCAACTGTTGTATCAAGTTGAGTAGTAGCACCTTGAGCATCTTCAATTTTTAAACCAGTCTCAACAGCTGAGAGTGTTACATTACCTAAATTGATAGAACCAGGGCCTACATATAGTTCTTTCCACACTCGATCTGGTGCACCCAGAGAAAAAACATTGTTCTGAGATGGTTCGACATTAGCTGCATTGACAATAACATTAGCTTGATCACCGGTGGGGTTGTAGGTGAAGAATACATTGTCTGCACGACGAGTTTCAACTGCATCAATGTTAGTTTGAGAAGCTCCAAAGTCAACTGAGATTGTAACAGTATTATCCGTTACAGCTGTTGATACATTAGAATCACCAGTAAAGGTAAGATCGTCAGTGCCTACAGTAACATCATCAGCCCCTGAATCACCTGCTACACGAAGAATAGTAGATAGAGTTGCAACATTATCTTGAACTACATTGATATTTGCATTAAGCTGCACATAGTAGGCGTCAGCATTAGCAGATACTGTGTTAATATTTGATGTCGCAATAGTATCAATGGCAGCTTGAAGATTTGCAACAGTAATTTTTTTCGTTTCAGTAGCAGATACATCATCAATAACAAAAACGTCAGCTGCATCTACGTCAGCTGAACCTAAGTTTGTTAGTGCTGTAATCTTAACGTTTGCCATTCTAACTCGTTTCTAAAGTATTTTCTGATTGTGTTAGTAAAAGATTGCCTGACTGAGTAATAAGATTGAATCTTGCTTCTTGTTTTACTAAGAAATCACCATTTTGCGTTATTATAGCATCGCCTGCTTGGGTGAGCAATAAGTCTTCTTGTCCATCTACAACTACTACACCATCAGCGCCAATAAATTTTCTTATAGTAGAAAGAGTGAGTCGAAGTTGTAAACCTAAAGGCATTATTCTCTCTCAGAAAGATAGAGTGTTCCAGAGTCTGCAACAGCTACTACGGCGACATACTTGTCATTGTTAGTCGCATCAGTCTCAGCACCCAGTGATATGTCATAAGGGATTCCAGCTGGTAAAAAATGAGAAGTAGAACCGTTCGCCTCCACAGTTGCATCTCCAGTCTCAACAAAGCAGTCTTGTGTAGCATAGAGCGTGACTACACGAATAGAGTTTGAAATAGCAGTAGATCGTGTAGTGGCACCAGAAAATGAAATCTGTTGTCCCCCACTTGGGCGAAGTCCTAAAACTGGAATAGGGTCGTTCCCATCATCACGTGGTTGTTTACTCATTTAAATACTCCTTTATCCGTTTTGCTACTTCTACGTGCCATTGTTCATAAGGATGAGAGTTGGCGTGTAAGGGTCCCCAAGGAGGTCTCTCAATCTCAATCAAGCGTGTTTTAGCCCGCATCCAAACTGACTCACAATAGGCTTTTAAATCTCTATTTTTACAGTATCGAAAGGTTAACCCAGCTTTACAATCGACAACATCTACAAATGAAACATTCATCTCACACATGCTTTCAATAGTTCTAAACCAGTTCCAACAAGCTGTTTCTAAATCTTGATGTTTTGCAGTATGTTCTTGTTCTTCTGAAAACTTCAATGCACGTTGTATATAAGTTAAGCCTACTATAATCAAATCATCTGTATTGTGCAATTGATTTTTCATGCGAAGTAGACACTGATCAATAGCTGACCCTGATTGTGCTAAATTTAAATAGTCACACTGCAGCTCACGAGCTAGATGAGCCACCCAAGATCGACGACGACCTTCTGCCTGTAAATCGTACTTGAGTTCAAGCTGTTGCCAACGTTGAAGCCCTAAACTGCGTTTTAGCGTGTCAACCTCGACAATAGTTTTGCCTAAAACTATATGATCACCTAGTTCAGTTCCAGCAGTTATAGAACAACCATAAGCTACGACACGTTTAAACATTCTGCAATCTCCTGGTCCATATGAGGAAGAGCACTAGGTAGCATTAGGCATTTCTACCACTGGAAATGTAGATGTCAATCTTTTTGTTAAATTCAATAAACGCTTGTGTAGCTGACTCAATATCCTCTGGGGTAGTATATTCATCTGGGTGATGACTGATTCCGTTATTCAATCCTCTTACAAACAACATTGATTGCGGTATTATTTGACCCAATATCATGCTGTCATGCCCTGCTCCTGAACTTAATTCTAATGCATTTATTCCCAGTTCTTGCACACTATCTTTCCATAATTGTTTAAGTGCAACATCGCACTGCGAACTGTTTGCACTGATAATAAGATTTGTGTTAAATTGTAAATTTCGTTGATTGCAAACCTTTATAAGAGTATTAACAACTGCTTTATCTAACTGCTCTAGCATGCTATCGTTTGGTGCTCGAATGTCCAAGGTAAATTTTACTTGATCAGCAATTACATTCATAGTGCCGTTGCTTTCAATATACCCAACTGTACCAACTGCACCATTAAATGTTTTTACTGTTTGTTCAAACTGATGTATAAAATCACATGCCCCAGTTACTGGATCATTTCTATAATCCATTGGAGTTGTGCCTGCGTGGCCACCAAGACCAAGAATGTTTACTTCATAGCGACGACTTCCATTTATGCTTGTAACTATTCCTAATGGAATATCTTGCTTGTATAATTGTGGTCCTTGTTCTATGTGTATTTCAACAAATCCAATTGCCGAGTTTGGCTCTAATGTTTTTATAAGATGTTTAGCACCCCGGAATGCTGTTTCCTCTTCGCTAATAGCAATTAATTCTATGTTATGCTTAAAACGAATACCTTGTTGGGAAAACTGCTTTACCGCAACCATTGGTACCAAAATACCCACTCGACCATCAAAATGTCCACCATTTTTTACAGTATCATAATGACTTCCTGTATAAAGAGTACGGCTTCCAGTACCTTTGTAAGTTGCGCGAATGTTATCTAGTTCGTCAACTTCAATTGAGTCAAAACCGCTTTTTTTAAAAAGTTTTAAAAGAGCTTGCTGAGTGGTTTTGTGTGCTTCGCTAGGATATGGAACATACAAGTATTCTGTGCTAGAACTAATTTTGCCAATCTCATAGCATAGATCGTAAATTTGTTGACCTAACATGATAATTTACCACCAGCGGTTCCAACGGGTGCGGTTGACATACGTCCACCACTCCGAGCGAAGCTCGCTGTGAATTTTTTCGCGATTATCCCATGATGTTCTGTTGGCTTCCATCTTTTTACAATGTTCCACATACCAATGAATCCATGTGGTTTTATAATCATCCACCATAGACAATCCACAATCCATAAAAAATGACTGCAGGGATTGAAACCCCCAGCGCTACCCAAAACCAATCGTTCATAGTCTCTCCTTTATATTCTGTGTAATCACTCAATCATTACCCTCCGCTTTTATTCTTCAACTTTAATTGTCCTTCCGTGGGCACCAAACCAATCTCTCTTACCTATATGATAAGGATACTTAAAATAGTCTAGACGGTCAGCAATCCATGACTTGTATCTTGAATTTTTTAAACGCGCAGTGGTACGATAAAAACTTTGTAATACGTCAAGATTAGCATAGGGAGTGTGTGTTTCTATTCCATATGCTCCCCAGATTGCAGCATAAAGAGTGTATAGTGAATTTTGTGACTCAGAGACCATTAAAGGCCATATAACTTCTAAGTTACTCGGCCACCACCCTCCTGTTCGACTAAAAGATCTAGTACGCTTACCGTCCCAACCATGATCTAATAACCAATCGGCAATATTACCAATAACTACATTAGTTACTGAAGGTAACATTGTTTTTAACTGTTTTACGTGGTTTATAGGCTCATAATGAGAAACCCCAATTAACCACTTATAGTTTAATACTTCTTGATTTATAGGGCAAGACTCCTCATTATAACTACTAAATGGGATAACTGTTCTACATTCAGCAGGGTGAAGTACTAATCTTTGACCTACCGTTTTATAGTCTTCTTGAGTCTTATTAAAATGGACATGGCAGACATGAATTGAACTGTCTTGAGCGCAGGCTTCTGCTACATAGCACCCACTATCCATCCCACTTGATAACATATAAATAGGCTTGAACTTATTTGTCATTCGAATTGTGTGTTGCCAGTTATCGTAAAGCTCGTCCCAGGAATCAACTGTTTGATTAATATCATAGTCATAATAAGACGTAACTGTTAAAACTTTTGTTTTTCTGTTGAATAAGTAGATTATATTACACAACAGTCGTGTATATCTACCATAGGCTGCTTGTAAAACTGTCGGGTCACTACATATTCCAAGTTTACCTGTTTCTTCTATAAGAGCGTAAAAACTAGGTTTAGTCGAAAGGTGACCACAAGTAAAAATAACCCACTCATCTACGGTACAAATAATAAACGGTGATGAAGCTGCTCTTAAACACTTAATTACTGAAATGGCTGTATTTTTGCTGTCAATGTTATCTGCCATCCATTGAGCTGATATGAGAGAGTCTTCAATCCAAGGCAATCCATCTAATAAAACAGTTGAATGTTCACCAACTCCTACCTGTTGACATGGTTCAGTATAATAACTTAAAAAATATCCTTGATCATTCCGTTGTGTTGACTCTGTAACGCCCCTTCTGGTTAACATGGGTGTTGGATCTATTGTAAAATGCTGGTCTGTATCAAAGTAAATTCCTGCCACTTTATTTATCGCTCCGAGTCACCTATCGTATGAACATTCCGCGCGAAGCGCGACCGCAAATTTTTGCGTCATTCCATGAGGTCTTTCATGAGTTTGTCATAGTTATTGATCTGTACTGCCACCTGTGGCCCACTCTGCTTCGGCTTGAGTGATGTTTCCACCTCTTGTAGATGCTTCATCCAGTCGAGGAGGTCCTTCTTCGAGTAGATACCTGTCTCCACCGCCTCTTGTATTTTTTGATCAATCACCGAGTTGATTAGGTTGATGCGCTTAATTCGATTAAGATATCCTTGCGTGGCAAATACTGAATCAATATAGTTCTTCACCTCTTTCTTTTCAATCACGGATGTCACTCGATCTTCTGAGATGCCATACTCATCTGCAAGCTCGTCGATTGATTTACCGGATAAGTAATCGTTAGCGAGCGCCAGCATAACCGGGTCAAGAGGCGGAGCCTCTAAGCTGCGGTTTAGCGCATCAACAGTGGTAGTTACTGCGACGTTGTTGTTTTTCATGTTGTAATCTCCACATCATAAGAAATTGTTAATTGGAGGTCAGCTACTCCATAAGGTAGCATTAGTCCATCATCTGTGCGAAGAGATATCACCTCAGCCTCTTCCACCACCAAGTCGCGATGAGAAGCAGCGAATAAATCAATCTTTGCCTCAATTGAATCAGCTAAGTCTTCAGCTACCTCACAAATGTCTTCCGAGTCTCCATCATACACATAGGCACGAATGTCTATAACAAGTGAGGCAAATTTACGCCCATCGCCGCGATGTCGGCGCAGCTCTTGGCGTGGAACAAATGTGATGTATGGAAAATCATTCACATCGTCTAAAAATTTGTATTTGCGAGACACATTAGCCGGATCGACGGAGTCGATTTGCCCCAGGTCTGTCACAAGTGCTTCTATGATTTCGTTACGTCTGGCCATATTTCGCTAATCACCTCTTCTGATCTTTTGCCGTTAAAAAACCTTTTATATTCGTCTTTATTTTTATGGTTCCACCACATCCAGCGAACAATATATCTACATACAGTATAGTCATCGATTACAAGAAAATTTTCTTCAAACCAAGAACGACACCATAAAATATTTGGAATCTTTCCTAAGACGACATGGTCGTCCCACTCTTCTACACGACAGTTTGGGTGAAGAATGCACTCGGCTGGTAAACACTGATTTCCGTACTTATCTACTGGTATACGATAAAGTCCAGACTCTTCTTCATACGCAACCGGAGGGCTACCTGCCCACCAGTAGTTACCAGAATCATCTTCATCACCAAAACAATTATAAACTAAAGGTCCGTATCTAAACTTTTCTGCCATTATTCAAAAACTATTACCATATCTTCTTGAAAAGTTTGTGGTTGGTAACAACCAACTCCTAAAATTTCGGTGCCCTGTGGCATCGGAAAGTTTTCATATACTGATTCTGCAATTGACTTATATGCTTGCTCTACTAAAATTCGACACAAATTGCGATCTTCCCAGCCTTGCCCGCCATTCATTACTTTTTCTACACTTCCGTCAGGATAAAGAATAGCAACTAATAGAACCCATTTCATGAAATTCTCCTTATAAAAAATTTTTGAAATGGATTTATACGCATATCAAAACTTAAGTCTATGATACTCCTCCCTTTAAGGGATGTCAAGAAATAACAGTGATTTTCAGAATTTCCCAGGTCGAGGCCGTGTGGGGTAGCACAGCGCGTCAAGAAATTGACAGGTCCGACTAACCGCCCCCTTGCCGGGCGCGGGCGTAACCCCTTGAAAACATTGCGAAAAAAACTTTCATGAAATCGGCTAACTCATTGAAAACAAACAAAACTTTTTTTCATTTTTTATGCTTTTTTTGCCTTTCACCCCTTGACTTT